ATGGATACTGTTCGCTGGCGGCCTCCACTCCCCTCCCTTGGGAGGATGGGCGGGGCCCCAGTTCTGTCTCTCCCTCGGAGAGACGTCCTTGACACCATCAAGGACTACTACACCGAGCGACGCTCGGTGGCGAACTTCTTCGAAGTTCGCATTCAACCCGACTATCAACGTCGGGTTGGTCTCTGGGCGGCCCGTGGGCCGTCCTACCTGTCGGAGTTCACTCCTTCAGAGCAGAGTCATTTGATTCTGAACAGCCTTTATTACAAGGCTAGCGACAACTTCAAGATGAAGTTGCGCATGCACCTGCAAAGGCGCGGCGGCCTCGGCCGCGTTCGGCAGTGGTTCCACACTGCCGACGCTGCAGTCTTGCCCTTCCTGGTCACCCAGGAGGGGTTTGACGACTACAGCACCATCGACCACCTCATCAGGTGGTCGCTGGAGAACTGCGCTAACAACTACGCGCAGTTCCAGAAGGACTTCAAGTCCTTAAAGAAGGCGATGCGTAAGGCATTTGCCCTCAACAAGTCGATGACTTGTCCTAGACACATGCGTGTCTACTACGAGGTCTTCTCTCGTAAAACGGACTTTGACAGTCCAGCTTCGTGGGGACGCTACGTCCTCACGTGGTGCCAGACCCGTGCGACGGGCCTGGCGGATGGCAGCATGCAGGCTGCCTCTGTGGAGAAGTTCATCTCCACGGTCACGACCCCCGCGGAGGACGTGAGGCTCGATGAGGCTACCCTCATCGAGACTGTGTCGGGTGCACTTGGCACCGACGCAAAGTTCGCACGGATATCCGTGGGAACTACCTCTTGTCTTGAAAGGACAAGAGCTGATGGCGGTAAATCCGCCAAGCTCAAAGCGCTGTGCGCTAGGGGAAGGAGGCCGGACAACCGGCCTCTCCACGCGGTTTATGAACCGCTCACCCTCCGGAGAACGGAGGTTCGCCCTAGGAGGTTGAAATCCTCCCGGGATGTCGTGTACTGGGCGACCCAGTACGCGCTCGAGCAGCCGACGGCTGTTCGTTGCATCCGTGTTCACACGGTTGCGGAGCCTGGCAAAGCCAGGACCATCACCGTGGCGCCTTACGCGTACCAGGTGATTATGGGCGTGTTTGCACACGTCTTTCAGGCGACACTCCGTTCCAGGGGGGTCGCCTCCGGTCTCACACGAGACCGTCATCTCTGGAGATTCCTCTCCGAGACGATGAACCCACAATCCACGCAGTGGGAGCACCTCAAACCGGGCGAGCCGGTCTGGGGACTGTCCTCTGACTTGTCAGAGGCCACAGACTATGGGAATCCCAAGGTCGCGCGCCAGGTTTGGATGGCGCTTATACAACTTGCAAGTTGTAAACCTAAGTTTCCACTTGGGTTGGCAGTACTGGCGATGAACCTGTACTGCGGCAAGAGGTTTGTGATGGCCCCTTGCGGAGGCGGTTCCTACCGCCTCGTTGTGACCAGCCGAGGCTGGTTCATGGGTGACATGATGACCAAGGTCATCCTCACCATAGTGCATGACTACACCATGCGCTTCGTAGGCATCAAAGTCTACAGCCTCGTCGGCGACGACGAGGTGGCACTGTCCAACAGTGTGCGCCGTCTTAAGGCGCACCTCCGGCTTCTGGAGGCGGTGGGATTTAAAGTATCCCGCGAGGACACCTACATAAGTAGGCGTCTAATCTTCTATTGTGAAGAAGGCGCGCTGGTCCCGCAGGGACCTGTGCACGCGTTGCATGTCTCTATGCGACGCAATGTCGAACTCGGCTACCTCGACTACCCTCGGTTGAGGCTCCTCCTCGCAGAAACCTGCGAGACGGACAACTACTCGATGACGAACATCGGGCGGTTTTCCCTCCTGGGGAAGGAGGCACGTTGGTGTTATAACACCAACAAGAAGGCGAATCGCATGTACGAGTTCGCCTCCTTGCTGCAGCACGTTCTTGTGCCGCAACAGCCGGACACTCTGTGTCCGTTCACCCCTCTTGAGATGGGTGGAGACGGGGCCTTCTCGCCGGACCCCGGCTTTCTTCGTCGTGTTATCAACGACAAGAGTAAGAGGCCTTCAGAGGTCCTCTACCGGATGTGTGCACTGATGGATCACACATTCTCCTACAGATTTGTTCGCTCGGAGAGGAAATCTGAGGTCGCGCACAAGCATAGATATCTTGTGCCCGTGTACAATCAGCTTGCTGAGTACCTGGGGCCGGATGCTGTCATCCGGCCCAAGACCGAGACCGAGAAGGTCTTGATTAGGTCCCTAAAGGTTAGGGCCCTTGAGTCAATGGAAGTGACTTGGCTGCGGCTCTGCCGCGGCTTCTACTACAAACAGATATTTGCAGGGAACATTGGTTCGTTGGAACCTGTGTTTGACAAGGAGATAAACATATCCCTTGGTCGTTCAGATCCCGATCTGAACATTGCCGAGTTCATCCGGCACTGGGCGAACCCGGGCTTCCGGTTCGCCACCCCCCAAGACATTTGGGTTCTAAGGGACAGGGTCGAGTCGCTTGACCCCCTGTCGCTGTCGTGGGTGTGGGACACCTTCGACGCGCTGAGGTACCCCTCGGCGTTCAGCCAGTACCAGTCCTGGCTGGAGAGCGAAGTCGACTTCCGCGACTCCGCCTTCGAGGATGTCTACAACACCCTCAAGCACTCGACCAAACTCCCTGATCGGGTTATGAAGAGGTTGAACCTCTTCATGGAGTCAGACTCATACATACTTCTGACTCTTCCCCGTGACCACGACGGACCCTACGGTCTTGTCACGAGGGACTTCCGCCTTGCTGCGGAAGTTAGGAAGAGGCTCAAGAGGGGCTCTTCTGAAGTGATCGTTTACTGTCTCGATCCCTGCATCTACCTGACCGGTAGATTCTACTTCGATGAATTTCGAATGGACGAGCCCCCCGTTGAGTGGGTGGGCTGTAACCCCTACGAAGGGGAGTTCGTGGAGGACCCCGGGTCCATCCTACACTGTGACTACACCGAGTTCACAGAGGGTAAGCCACATGACTGGCTCACCGTCGGGTACCATAAGGACGATGGTACCCCCGTGCCCGGCTACAAGGTGGTAGCCAGGTTCCACCGGTATCACACCGGTGTAGTCGTAATTGGTTACGACCGCGTTGGTGACAACGCGAAACGTCAGCGTGGACGCCTAGCTTG